AGCAGTCATAAACGGTATTTTGAGGGAGGTAGAAGTATGAACGCCGAAGACCGTCAAGCCCTACGAGAGAAGCATCGCACCGACAACAACATTTGGTGTGTTGTTTGCGTGGAAGTGTTGCCGAACACGGAAGGTTTTCAAGGCCTGTCCGGAGCGGCGACGCCAGCGCGCTACCCCTGCGACGTAATCAAGGTGCTAGACGCCACCGAAAACCTAAACCCCAGCGACCTCAAAACTGAACCAGAAATCCGTGCAAGTGCCACTTCTGACGTGTTGCCCATAAATCAGTGCGAGCACCTATGGCTCAGTAGAGCCAATGCTAAATACCAATGGACTGTTTTCACCTACTGCCCTAAGTGTGGAGAGAAACTATGACCGACCACGCCGTGACCTGCCCCACCTGCGATCGCCTCCGGCCCCCCAACGCCGAGCCCTGCCCGAACTGCGGGGAAGTGGCGTGACCGTCGTCGCGGGCATGGTGAGCCCCTCGGGCTGGCACTACATCGGCGCGGACACCGCGGCCACGACCGACGACCTCTACAGCCTCGTCGCCACGCCAAAGGTCGCACGCTTCGGCAACACCCTGGTCGGCTTCGCAGGGGACTGGCGTTCGGGCGCCAAAGCCTTCCGGCTGCTGGAACGCTCCACGAGCCACAGCCTCGTCCACTACTTTGAGAGCCTCTGGCGCAAGGACGACTACCCCGAGACGGAGTTCCTGTTCGTCGAGCACGGTCGGATCTACGAGCTCACGCAGGACGGCGCAATCCTCGAGGCCGTCAAACACGACGAAGGCACCTGCTACGGCGCAATCGGCACGGGAGCCAGCGTGGCCCTCGGAGCCCTCTACGTCGAGCGCATCGACCTGAACAGCCTGCTCCAAGCACTCAACGCGAGCGCGGCACACAGCCCGCAGATCCGTTCGCCGTTCCTCGTCCTTGAGAGCGAACCGGACTTCTAGTGCAACCCACCGTTTGACCCACACTTGCAAGGGTGTAGCCCATTGTGGTACTATTCTCACTACATTGGGTTTCGTGCGCATAGACGCGAACGCCTAAGAGACTGAACATGACCCAAACCTCAAAGGCCGGATACATCCGCACCGAAGCCGACGCAATCAACGACACCGAGGCGCTCAAACTGCGCTCGCTTGGCTGGTCGTATCGTCGAGTGGCCGAACACATGGGCATTTCCGTATCGGGCGCCTACCAGCGCGTCCAGCGTGCCCTCGCGGCTATCCCCGCCGAGGCCGTGGACGAGTACCGCACCATTCAGCGCCAGCAGATGGACGACCTCATGGCGACCTACCTGCCGAACGCCCTGGCGGGTGACCTCAAGAGCGCCGAACTGGTCATGAAAATCCTCGACCGCCGCGCCAAACTGGAAGGCATCGACGCCCCCGCCAAGCACGAAGTCATCACGATCGACTACATCGACTCGGAAATACGGCGCCTTGAAGCCGTCTTAGGGGAACAAGATGACGACACCAGCCGAGAGACGGCTAGCGGAACTCCGCAGGCTTAGGGCGCTCAAACTCGCCGAACAGCAAGCGCAGGCCGACGAGGCCGTCAAGCAACTGGCCTTCAGCGACTACCGGACGAAAGCCCGCCCCCAACAACTGCCCCCCGAAGGCGACTGGCGCATCTGGCTCATCCTCGCGGGCCGTGGCTTCGGCAAGACGTGGACGGGCTCCAAGTGGCTTCTCGAGAAAGCCCTCCAGCAACCCGAGACCGAGTGGGCAGTCGTTGCCCCGACCTTCGGTGACGTGCGCCGTATCTGCGTCGAGGGCCCGAGTGGCATCATCAAGAGCGCACAGCCTGGACAAATCAAGTTCTACAACAAGTCCAACGGCCAGATAACGCTCGCCAACGGCTCGGTAATCCACATGATTTCCGCCGACGAACCAGACCGCGCCCGTGGCCTCAATCTGGCCGGAGCGTGGTGCGACGAGTTCGCCGCCTGGCGCTACGAAGAGACCTGGACAGAGGGCCTCGTTCCCGCCCTTCGTATCGGCAACCCGCAGGTGGTCATCACGACGACCCCGAGGCCGACGCGGTTGATCCGCGAGCTCATCAAGCGCGACGACGGTTCAGTCTCCCTGACCCGAGGCTCGACCTTCGACAACGCCGCGAACCTCTCACAAGCCGCCCTCGCTGAACTGCGAGCCCGCTACGAGGGAACGCGCATCGGTCGCCAAGAACTCTACGGCGAAGTCCTCACCGACATCGCCGGAGCCCTGTGGACGTGGGACAGCATTGACGCGGCCCGCTGGCACCAAGCGCCCGAACTCTCGCGCATCGTCGTCGCAGTCGACCCCGCCGTCACTTCGGGCGAGGACAGCGACGAAACCGGCATCATCGTGGTCGGCAAAGGCATGGCAGACGGACGTGGCTACGTCCTCGCCGACCGTTCCTGCCGAGACACGCCGTTTGGCTGGGCGAAGCGAGTGGTGCAGACCTACCACGAGTTCAACGCCGACCGCGTGGTGGCCGAAAAGAACCAGGGTGGCGACTTCATCGAGCAGACGCTACGAAGCGTGGATGCGACCCTGCCGTTCAAGGGCGTCATCGCCAGGCAAGGCAAGCGCCTCCGCGCCGAGCCAGTCGCCGCGCTCTACGAGCAAGGCCGTATCAGCCACGTCGGCAACCTCGACGAACTCGAGAACCAGATGACCGAGTGGGTGCCCGACAGCGGTTCCTCACCCGACCGCATCGACGCCCTCGTGCACGGACTGGTCGAACTCGGCCTCGCTACCGGCGCGTCCGCGGATCGCTTCTTTGCGAGCATCTCAAAACCCTGCGAGCGTTGCGGTATGCCGATGGCAACCGACGCGCAGAACTGCTCGTCCTGCGGTCACCTAGTCCCGCAGACAGTCCTCGCAGACGCAACCATTTCGCTCCCGTACTTCCCGTAAGAAGCGAGAGAACGCCAAGTCGACGAGCTCACACTCGGCGCACTTCCACACCAGGCGACTTCCCGTCTCCCACCTGTGGTCAGTCCATTTTTCACACACGCCTCATCTTAGGAGCCTCCGTTGGCACGCTTTGGTCGCAAGAACAAGACAGCGGAACTCGCGAAGGCCGTAGCGGCAGAACTCGCGAAGGGTCAGGTCGGCCCCTACTCGGACGCCGCCTACTCGCAGAGCGCCGCGGCTATTCCATACGCGAACATGACCGGCCAAATCCAGGTCGCGGGCGAAGTGGTCGCCATGCCCCGACCAGGTGGCGCGTTCGGTGCCATCCTCGGCCCGAGCGCACCGCTGGTTCCCGCAGCCCTTGACGTAGTTGACCCCGACACTGGTCGGGCGATGCCGCGCAAGTACGAGTACCAAGTTGCGCAGAACCTCAACATCACCCAGACGAGCGTTCCCTTCGCCATCCTGCGCCAACTCGCCGAACAATGCGACATTATCCACCGTTGCATCGAGATCCGCGTCAGCGAAATCGTCAAGCAGGACTGGTCGTTCGCGGTCGCCCCGCAGGCCATCGCCGAAATCATGGAGACCGAGAACTGCTCGCACGCGAAGGCCGCCAAGATTGGCCGCGAGAAGTTCGGCGAGGAAATCGTCCGCCTCACGCAGTTCTGGGAGAACCCCTACGTCGCCAGCGACCGTTCCTTCGTCGAGTGGATGACCGAGGCGCTGTGGCAGGTGTTCGTCTTTGACCAACTCTGCGTCTACCCCCGCTACAGCCTCGGCAAGAAGTTGCTCGGCTTCGACATTATCGACTCGCCGACCATCAAAATCCTGCTGGACAACCGAGGCGACATTCCTCACCCGCCAGCGCCCGCGTTCCAACAAATCCTTCACGGCTTCCCACGCGGCGAGTTCACCGCCAGCCCCGACGCGGACGGCGAGTTCTTCTCGGGCGCTGGGCGTGCCGACCAGTTCCTCACGGATCAACTGTTCGTCAGCGTCCGCAACCGTCGCAGTTGGAGCGTCTACGGCTACAGCCCCGTGGAGCAGTCCATTCCAAGCGCGACGGAGTACCTCGAGCGCCAGCGTTGGCGCCGGAGCGAGTACCAGGACGGCTCCACGCCGAAGACCTGGATGCGCACGAACTCAATGGAACTCGACGCGCTGAAGTTGGCCGCCTACGAGCGCATCCTCAACGACAAGTTGACCGGCTCGACCGCCGAGCGCCACCGCATCAAGGTTCTGCCGGACGGCTTTGAACCGATTGCCATGCCCCAGGTGGACTCGTACTTCAAGCCGGAGTACGACGAGTTCATCATCAAGCGCATCGCTTCGTGCTTCGGTGTCTCACCGGCCGCCCTCGGCGTCATGCCCCGTTCCGGCCTCGGTGGCTCGGGCGAGCACAAGGGCCAGCAGGAGAGCGCCGAAATCGTCTCACAGCGCCCGATGGAGAACTACGTCGTCGAGTTCGTCAACGCCCTCTGCCGTCGCTTCCTCGACGCGGACAAGAACGTCACCTTCGTCCTGAACGACGAGCAGGCTGGCGAGAGCGAGCAGACCCGCCTCAACGCCTACAAGGTCGCCATCGAGTCCGGCCAGATGACCCTCAACGACGTTCGCGGTGAACTCGGCCTCGCCCTCTACGACGACCCGAGCGCCGACGAGCCGTTCATCGCCACCCCGCAAGGCCCCGTCTACTTCCGTGGCACGCTTGAAACGACCACGTCGGGGGAAACCACCGGACAAGTTGGAGAGCCCCATGAACAAGTTGCACAAGGCACACAAGGCAGCGCACAAGGCCCACAAAGCAGCGAAGAAGGGCCACAAGGCGAAGGTCAAGCACCAGTCAGTCAGGGCGAAAACGCCGAAGATCGTGTGAAGGCCGAACTGGCCGCGTTCAACAAGTTCGTCAAGGCTCGCACCAAGACCGGCGCGTGGCGCGACTTTCACTTCTCGGCCATCAACGAGGACGACGCCTACGCACTGAATCAAGACGCCCAAGCAATCATCAAGGGCGAGACCTACACCCCTCCGGCTGGCGTGCAAGAAGCCGCCAAGCGTGCCCTCGAGTGGATCGCCGACGGCAAGGCAGGTTCCGGCTTCACCGACGTAGGGCGCAAGCGTGCCTCTGACCTCGCTCGTGGCGCTGGCGTCTCAATGGCGACCGTCCGACGCATGAAGGCCTACTTCGACCGCCACCAGAGCGACAAGGACGCCACGGGCTTCACCTCGGGCGAAGAGGGCTTCCCCTCACCTGGTCGTGTCGCGTGGGACGCGTGGGGCGGTGACGCTGGCTACTCGTGGGTCAAGCGCCTCGTCGGAAGCGAGAAGGCCGCGGAGCCTGACCGCCCTTTTTACTCGGGGCTCTAGCGAAGGCTGGGGCCGCCGACCTCCCGCACCACGGCAAGAAAGTGACGATTGAGGACTACTACCGTCCGGTCATCGCCGAAGCCCTGCGTCAGCTCGTCACCAACCCCGACGAGATTGCCAAGCACGCCGTCGAAGTCGCGAGCCACTACAACAAGGCCGCCGACCCCGACAAGAAGGCCATCGCACGCAACGCGGTAGACCACACGGCCAAGACCGACCCAGAGGCCCTCGTAAAGGCTCTGAAGCGCCTCTACGGCGACGCTGGCATGACCGGCGCTAAGACCGCGCTCGACGACATGGGTGGCGCTGCCAAACTCGGCTCGGGCATGAGTGGCCTCGTCGGTGGCGTGGACTGGGCGAACTGGAAGCCTGGCAACCCCGAAGCGGCCGAGAAGGTCGCGGGCAAGCGCCTCGGCGAAATCTGGTCGAACGCGGGCTACACCGTGGACGGCATCACCAAGACCACCACGAATCGCATCGGCACCATTATCGCCGACGGACTGACCGCTGGCTCGACGTGGCAGGAAATCTCGGCGGGCATCAACGACCTGCTGAACAACCCAGGTCGCGCCGACATCATCGCCATCACCGAAACCAACCGCGCCTTCATCGGCGCCTCGGTGGACGAGTACCAGAACTCCGGCATGGACGGCTTCACTTGGCTGGCCTACGACGGAGCGTGCCCCGAGTGCGAAGAGCAAGCGGGCGACCACTCCTTCGGTGACGACTACCCACCGGCGCACCCCGCCTGCCGTTGCGCCGTCATCGCGATTATTCCCGACGAAACCCTACCCCTTCCCTCGGAGGACTAATGACTAACGAAATCAAGCACGTCTACTTCGGCAACCTGACCGTCAAGCGCGGTGAGGACGGCTACTTGCGCGTCAAGGGTCTCGCGACCGACGACACGCTCGACCTGGACGAGCAGATCTGCGACCCCGAGTGGCTGAAGACCGCCATGCCGAAGTGGATGGAAATCGGGAACATCCGCGAGATGCACGGCGCGAAGGCCGTTGGCAAGGCCGTCGAGATGGAGCAGTCCGGCAACGGGTTCATCGTCGAGGCCAAGATTGTCGACAAGGACGCCGCGCTGAAAGTCGAAGAGGACATCTACACCGGCTTCTCGGTTGGTATCAAGAACGCCCGAGTGGTGAAGGACGCAGCTGCCCCAGGTGGTCGCATCGTGTCCGGCCAAATCGTCGAGGTATCCCTCGTCGACCGACCCGCTAACCCCAGCGCGGTCATCGAAATCGCTAAGTCAGTCGACGGCGAATTAGTGAAAGGTTCAGCCGTGTCTGACGAAATCAAGTTCGCGGAGGGCGCCACGCTCAACGCCGAAGCCGAAATGATTGAAACCCCCTTGCAGAACGCCGAAGCGGCCGCCCGCGACAAGCAGATGCAACCCTGCAACGCCTGCGGTGGCACCGGCTTCAAGGGCAACGTCGCCGAAGAGGACATGACGAGCGTCCCCTGTGAGAACTGCCACGGCACGGGTGTCCAGCCCGAGCACTCGAACGAGGACATCATTCAGTCCAGCCCGACTCAGCCCGCCAACGCGGACGACGCGAACCACGACGTGAAGGGCGCGGACGCCGAGGTCGAGAAGAAGGACTACTCCGACAAGGAGCGCCAGGCTCTCGCCGACGCCGGTCAGGCTCTGCCCGACGGCTCGTTCCCCGTCAAGACCGTCGCCGACCTCAAGAACGCAATCCAGTCCTACGGTCGCGCGAAGGACAAGGACGCCGCCAAGAAGCACATCATCGCTCGCGCGAAGGCTCTCGGCAAGGAAGACCTCATCCCCGACAACTGGAAGGGCGCGGACGCCGACCTGACGAAGGCCGACGACCTCATGCACGACCCCGCCGACCTCGTGGCCGTGCGTGCGTCACTCATCGCGCTCATCAAGGCCGAACTCGACGAGATGCTCGCGGGCACCGAGAACGAAGTCGCGGACGTGACGCAGTTGCTCTGCACCCTCTCGATGTTCCTTGACTGGTGGACGAGCGAGGCTTCGGAAAACGAAACCGACGCCCCCTTCACCGGCTGGGACATGGACAACAAAGAACCGTCAGGAGACGACATGGCTTACATTGGACTCGGCGTGAGCGCCGACCTCATCAAGGCTGCCGCCGCGGACACCGCGAGCGACACCGACAAGACCGCACTCCGCGACGAGATCCGCAAGGCTCTCGGCGTGGACGAGGAAATCGCCACCTACAAGGCGGCTCTGACCAAGTACGAGGAGGACATCACCGTCCTCAAGGGTGCTTTGGATGAGATCCGTGAGATGGCGGCACCTGGTGGGCCGGCCCTGCGCCAGACCACCGTTCAGGCTACGAAGTCAGCAAAGGCCGAGGCACTCCGCATCGAGGCCGAAGGCTTGCGCTACAAGGCCGCACAAATCACCGAACCGAACCTGCGCAACGAGTACCTCGCGACTGCTAGCCGTCTCGAGCGTCAAGCCGACCAGGCCTAAGTTCACCCCCATCCATCCATCCATCTAGGAGAAAACAATGGCTTACGCCGCCCCCTCCATTGACGACCTGTTCGGTGGGCTTCCCGCCGACCAGCGCGTCGAGCGCTTTGAGGCTTACAAGTCTGCCTTGAGCGCCGTCCACACGAAGTCCCTCACCGCTGCCGCGCGTGGCGAAGTGCAGTTCGACGCCTCGAAGGGCGCCGTCTTCACCGAGAACCCCGTCGCGAAGTTCCGTGGCGAAATCACGAAGGCCATGTCGGGCGACCAGTTGGCCGCCGCTGAGAGCGCCCTCGCGAACATCGAGAAGGACTTGACCCTCACCAGCCCGCTGAACAACAGCACCTCGGGCGTCACGGGTCTCGTTCCCTACAACCTCGACCCCGTCCTGTCGCTCCTCGTGCCGAAGGAACTGTACCTGCGCAACTCGACCAGCCGCATCAAGGCCATCGGTCAGGCGCTTGAGTTCCGTCGCATCACGGGCGTCACGAACTCCGGTGTCGGTGGCGTTGCCTCGGCCACGGGCTTCTTCCAGTCCTCCAGCGCGAGCACCGCGTTCGGTGGCGTGAACCTCAACCGCCCTGGCAAGATTGCCTACGCGGCCGACAAGTTCGTGCTCCCGTTCAACGAGTTCGGTTTCTCGGACAGCGTTTCGATGCAGGCCGAGTTCGCGGGTCAGGGCTACACCGACCTTCGTCAGCTCAGCCACACGGCGTTGATCTGGGCGCACTTCCTCGGTGAAGAGCGTGCCCTGCTCAACTCGTCGGCTTCGGCTCTGCCGGTCTCGGGTCTGTCCTTCACGGCCGCCAACGACGCCACGGCTCCGGCCACCGGCGCCGCCTCGGGCACCGCGACGGTCTACGTGACCCTGTCCTCGTCCTACGGTGAAACGGCTCGCATCAGCGCCGGTACGGTGACCCTCGTCGCCAACCAGGGCGTCAAGGTGACCTACACGGGCACCGTGGACAACAACGCTGTGGCGTTGAACATCTACATCGTGGACAGCGCCTCGGCCAACTTCAAGGCCACCTCGGCGTTGACGACCTCGGGCCAGACCGGCTTGACCTTCGCGTCGTCCTCGGCCGCCCCGACCGTTGACGGTTCGTTCCCGAACACCTCGGGCACGGCTCTCGGCTACGACGGCTACATCAACACCATCATCAACAACGGCGGCTACGTCGTGAACAACTACGGTTCGGTCTCGGGTGCTTCCGAGGCGGGTGCCTTCGCTCAGGACGCGTTCATCTCGCTGTTCAACAGCGTCATGGCCGACCCCGAAGCGGTTGTGACCACGGCTGCCGTGCGCCGCGCCATCTCGAAGCAGGTTCAGGTGAACTCCTCGACCGCTTCGTACCGCCTCAACTACGAGACGGGCTCGGACGGCATGGTGATCGGTTCGCTGGTCTCCGGCATCCAGAACGAGGCGACCGGCAAGATGGTCGACCTCATCACCCACCGCTTCATGCCCGCTGGCGTTGCCATCGTGCTCCAGAAGCAGTTGCCCTTCCCCGACAGCGGCGTGAGCCAGTGCTGGGAAGTGCACAACGTGGTCGACGCGATGGTCATTGACTGGCCGCAGATTGGCCTCACCTACGACACCTCCACCTACAGCCAGACCACCCTCGCGGGTCGCGCTCCGGCATGGTCGGGTGTCATCACGGGTCTGACGGCCTAGTCGTCAGCAAGTCGCTAGGCGCGTTTCCTTCCTTTCCGCGCCTGGCAAACCGAGAGTGCAGGGCTGGGGTTCCCCTCCCCTGGCCCCAGCCCTGCCTCTCATCTTTTTCAATCAGGAGAGAACATGACCCGCCTCGTTGGATCCGACCGCAGTCAGGCCGAAATCAGCATCAACGACGGCAAGGTGCACCAGCGTCAAAAGGACGGCACCTTTCACGTCGACGGCCCCGAAGCGAAACTGCTCGTCAAGTCCGGTGACTTCGCGGTCGCTGGCACCAACTTTCAAAGCGCCCGCGGCTACCGCTGCCAAGACTGCAACTTTCTCGCGCTTCTCAAGACCTGCAAGTGCGGGTCAACCAACACCGTACCGGAGGACTAATGGGCGTCGTCGCTCCCTACATCTTGCAAGAGGGCTCCAGCACCGCCTACGTCTCGCTGGACGAAGTCAAGTTCAGCCCCACCGCCTCGGCTGTTGACTTCTCCAACCTCGTCGCGAACGGATCGCAGGCCGTCCAAGACCGCGCTCTCTACGAGCTCATCGACCGCGCCTCGTCAATGGCCGACGTGTTCGTCTACGGTCGCCTCGGCACCCTCTCGGCCACGGTCAACACCGAAAACGGCCGCTACCGCCCGAACCGCATGGGGCAGTTCATCATCAGCCCGAACTACACCCCCATCCTCGAGGTGCAGTCCTTCTCGGTCGGCACCCTGCCTGGCGTCGGTCTCACGGCCACCACGCTGTCGAACAACAACTGCTTCATCGAGCGCGACCAGTTCATCGTGACCGCGGCCTCTGGCCTGTCGAACGTCACGACCACCTACGGCTCGCTGTCGACGGTTGGCGCGGGCTGGAACTACGACCAGCAGTGCTTCTGCCAGTGGACATACGTCAACGGCTTCGCTAACACCTTCCTCACGGCCAACGCCTCGGCCGGTTCCACGACCCTCTCGGTGACGAGCACCACGGGCATCTACACCGGAACGCAAATGACCATCTGGGACGGCATGAACGACGAGGACGTGACCATCGCGAGCGTCGGCACGAACACCGTGACCCTGACCTCGGCGACCAAGTACGCCCACGGCCCGAACACCAACATCTCGACCCTGCCCCCCGCGGTCAAGCAAGCGGTGATCCACATCGTCGTCGGCCTCATCAAAGAGCGCGGTCAGGGCGGTCTCGTCCTGTCCGAAATGGGCGAGGTCGCTGGCGCGTCTCCGCGTGCTGGTCTCGGCATGGACGACATCCTCATGGGCTACGACCTCCTCGAGCCCTTCAAGGCCATCTGGGGTCGTTCGTAATGTCTCGCGCCGCCGTTCGCTCGTCCATCGTCACCTACCTGACGAACTACGGCGTGACCAACCTGTCCAACGTCTTCGGCTTCCCCGCAAAGTTCACCCCCGAGATGGAGTTCTTCTCGGGTGAAGACCCTGGACACAGTTCCGGCGCGGTCATCTTCATCTACTTCGCCGGACAGCGCGAGACGCGCATCGCCCTCGGTGGCCTCCACAACGGTCGCAAGTCCGTCGAGTACGAGGTAGTCCTCGACTGCTTCATGCGCTCCACCCAGCCAAAGGCCGAGGACGCGGGAAGCGACAACGAGGCGTTCCTCGACAGCCTGATTACGGCTATCCGCGCCGACCGCCAAGCGGGCACGGCGGGCAACCCCATCTTCCAATGGGGCGAAGGCACCATCAACGGCGGGCCGGACATCGAGGTCATCTCGTACTACCCCCGCACGCTGTCGGGTGCCATCAGCGCCACGCAGATCTACTCACAAATCCGCCTCACGGTTCTTGAAGAACTCGAAGGCTACTAAGGAGACCCCATGCCACAGCTCACCTACACCGGCGACCAGCCCCGCGTCTACTGCGAAGTTCTCGACCAGACCACCGGCGCGACCCTGTTCGCCGAGCCTGGCAGTTCCTACGACCTGCTCGCCGACCCTGGCGATGGACTGTTTGAGGCCGCGGCGAGTGCTATCAGCACGCCCGCACAGCCCGTTGAGAGCGCCCCAGAAGCCCCTGTAGCGCCCGCAACACCCGACACCACCCCAACCACCCCCACCAACAACTAAGGAGAGCCCGTGGCTACCTTTCTTACCAGCAATAGTTATTTCGGGCTCGCGGCCGAAACGACCCGAGGCACGGCTGCTACGTCGGGCTTCGTGTACGTTCCGGTCGACACCCCGCAGGTGACCCCGATGCAACGCTTCCTCCGCGACGAGGCTCTGCGCGGTTCGCCGGTTCAGACCTACGACCAGATCCAGGGCGTTCGCCACGACGAGTACGACTTCAAGACGTACCTCTACGCGGACACCTTCCCGAACCTTCTCACGAGCGTTCTGGGTGGCAACGACCTCAAGACCGGCGCTGGCCCCTACACGCACGTCATCGCGCCCTACATGAACGCGTCCAACGGTTCACAGCCGAAGTCCTACACGCTCGTCGACTTTGACGGTGCCAACTACTTCACGATGGCTGGCGCCCAGGCGAGTGACCTCACCATCACCTTCGGTGCCGAGAAGGCGGCCGACGCGACGGTGAAGTTCATCGCGAACCCCTACACCTCCGGCACGACTGCCCCGACCGGCTTCAGCCCGACCTACTCGACCGAGCACATGGTGCCAGGCTGGGACGTGTCGGTCTCCATCGGCGGTACCGCGTCAAGCCAGACGGTCACGGGTGGCACGACGATCAACTACGTGCAGGACGGCGAAATCAAGATTGACCGCAAGACGGCTCCCATCTTCACCGTCAACTCGACGAACGGCCCGCGTCAGAACTTCGCTGGCCCGATTGAGGTCACCGGCCGTCTGCTCATGGTCGTCGACTCCAACGCCGACCTGTTCTCGACTGGCTCCACGGCCTACGGTCTCGGCTACCAGCCCCAGCCGTTGGTCATCACGCTGGCCGACCCCAACGACGCCGGTCACTCCATCGCGTTCCAGATGAGCGCGGTGCAGTTCCAGGACATCAAGCGTCAGCGCGGCAAGGCGTTCACCGAGATTGAGGTAAACTACGTCGCAACCGCAAACGCGAACGACGTGGCCGGTGGAAGCACCACGCACGACACGGTCTACTCACCGATCCGCACCACCACCATCAACAGCCAGACCGCCGTTTACCAGTCCGGCTACTAAGAGCACCTAAGGGGACACCATGCCAGCCATCGAACTACCGAACGGCGCCTCGGCCATCATCCGCACCAAAGCGGAGGTGTCCGAGCGCACCACTCGCAACATCTCACGCGCCTACATGAAGGCCGCGGGTACTGCCGCCAAACTCGCCACCAGCGGGTTCGACGACACCAAGCCCGAGACGTGGGGCGTGTTCGCCGACCTGTCTGACGAAGACCGCGCCAACCTGGACGGCTATCAGGCGGCTCTCATCGTTGGCATGGTGTCCTCGTGGTCGCTCGGTGACCTCCCGACTGACGACACGGCTCTCGATCTACCGAAGGCCGTGTTCGACGCCCTAGCTGAAGCCTGCGCCGCGGAGTTTGCCAAGACCGAGGAGTTCGGCCCCGACGGGGTGAACGACCCAAAAGCGCCTACCGCCGACTGAACGCACTCCGCGCTCAACTCAAAGGCCACACGGCCGAGGTTGACCGTGAACTCATGGACTACTGGCGCGAGTACCTATTCCGCAAGACCTTCGGCGGTACGCACGAGGACTTCCTCGACCAGCCCACGATGACTACCGAGTGGTTGATTGCTATTCACAACACCGTGGAGGCCATCCGTGGCGAACAGCCCTGAAATCGCCATTGAGACCAACACCGCCGAGGTCATCGCCCGCTTCAAGGCCAAAGCCGAAGCCGTCGAGCGTGCTTCGCGGTCTATCGTCGTCAAGGGTTCGGCCGTCATCGAGGCCGAGGCGAAGCAAGGGTTCCGACCCCGACCTACTGGCACACAGCGCACGTCCAAGAACGGGCGTGTCTGGTTCGACACCCGAGGCACGGCGGCTCCCCAGCCCCCTATCCCGACCCAGCGCACCGGCAATCTGCGCAACTCCATCAAGCGCATCGAGGTTCGCCGTATCGGCCCTGGCGCGTGGTTGAGCACCACCGGCCCCACGATGCTGTACGGCCGTCGCGTCGAACTAGGTGGCGGGCCAGCTCGAGCCTTCCCCTACATGGAGCCCGCCGTTCAGCGAGCCACCCCCGAACTACAACGGATCTACCGAGAGGAGTGGGCGAAAGCCCTTGAAACCTAATGGCTGAAAGCAACGTTGTAGTAAGTCTCATCGCGGACATCCGCGAGTTCACCGCGAAGATGGACGAGGCCGAGGGCAAACTCAAGTCGTTCGGCAAGACCGCCGAGGGCGCGTCGGGCAAGTTCAACTCGGCCGTCTCAAAGGCGTCTAGCGCCGTCCTGCTCGGCTTCGGTGGCGCCGCGGTCTACGCCGTCAAGTCGGCCTACGACTTCCAAGACGGACTCGAAAAACTCAAGAACGCCGCCGGTCTCACCGAAGAGCAGATGCAAGCCGCGGGCAAGGCCATCCTCAACGTTTCTAACCAGACGGGTGTCTCGGCCAAGAACATCACCTCGGCCTACACCGTCGCAGCCCAAGCTGGACTTCGCAACGCGGCCGCCACGGACGCAGTTAGCGCGGCCGCGAAGGCCTCGGTCATCACCGGCCAGAACGTCGCGGACATCACCAAGACCATCGTCGGTATCCAGACGCTACAGATCGCGAAGGGCGAGAGCGTCGCGCAAATCACCGGCCAGTTGGTCAAGGCCAACCAGATGCACGTCGGAAGCCTCGACCAGTTGAGCCGAGTCCTCACGGGCAAGGCTGGCGCGGCTCTCGCAAACTTCGGCGTCAACCTCTCGACGGCCGCGGCCATCTCGGACGTGACCTCTAAGGCTGGCCTGACCTCGACTCGCTCGTTCACCAGCCTCACCGCCGCGGTTCTCAAAATGGAGAACCCGACGAAGGCGATGGACGCCGCGATGAAGAAGTACGGCGTCAACCAAGAGCAAATCGCCCGTGACGCGAAGAAGCCAGGTGGCTTCATCAACGTACTGCAAGACGTGAACAAAGCGGCCGAGAAGGCTGGCGCGGGCAAGGGCGCGTTGATCCAAGCCCTGTTCGGTTCGCAAGGCGCTGGCACGGTCAACGTCTTGCTGAACAACCTCGGCCAGCTCAAGACCATTCAGGGTCAGATTGGCGCGGCCGGTTCGACGAGCCTCAATCAGGGCTTCAAGGAAGTCATCACGACACAACTCGCCCCGCAGTTGAACCTCCTGAAGACCAACCTGCAAAACACCTTCATCGAGGCGGGCAAGGTTCTACTCCCCGCCGTGACCACGGTCGTCGGTTGGGCTAGCTCGTTCTTCAAGGCGCTCAAGGACAGCCCAGGACTGCGCGACGTGTTCGGCGCTACCGCGGCCGGTATCTTCGCTGCCGCCATCGCGGTCAAGATTGCGGGCTTCGTGTCCAAAATCAAGGGCGTGGTCGACACCGTGCTCAAGACCGGCGAAGCGGCCAAGACAACCGCCTGGCAGGGCGAAGTGGTTGCGCTGTTGGAGCAAATCGCCGTGAACACCGGCGGGCTCGGGAAGTTGGGAACAATCGGCGAAGCGGGCATTCCATCAGCAGAACTCGCAGGCGGCGCTACCGTCGGTGGAACCGTCGCGGTTGCTGGCGCAGTCCTCGCCGTTGGCGCAGCCGCCGCGCTGTCGCTGGCTGAAGACGCGGCGCAGGCTCACAAGGACTTCAACAACCTGCACGCCAGCGTCGGCTACGTCAAGCAAAACTTTGGCAAGAAGTCCGACGTGGTGCTCAACGAAATGCAACGCCTACAGTCGCTCGGCTACACCTTCTTCAAGGTGAAGGGCGGTGGCCTTGAAGCCATCAAGGGAAGCACGGCCAAAGACCTTATGAGCGCCAAGAGCGCCTACACCTTCGCCCCTGGCTCGTCTCAAGAAGTGTTCAGGAACTTCATGACCGGCCAAAAGACGACGAAGCAACTCGGCACCGTCAAAATCAAGGTGCACTAATGGCAGACGGTCAGGGAAGTTTCAACGCGGGCAACGTCTCGGACATCGAAATCGACATCGACGTACAGATGATTGTCGCGGCCATTTCCAAAAGCCCCGCGGCACTTGATAAGTTGACCCTGGCACTCATCGCCCACGACGACTTCATCCGCAAACTCGCGGTGGTCGTTCGCAACCAGATGCTCCGCAACGGTCGGCCGTATCAGAACATCTTTGGCAAGTACGCAGGAGGGTCACAGTCGCGATGAGTAATCCGTCCGTCCCCGCCGTCAACTTCTACATCCAATACACCCCGAGCCAAGTCACGCCCCCGCAGGTGGCGGCCATCGTCACGACCGGCACCTCGGCCAGCGGATCCAACACCCTCACGGTGGCCTCGGGTCTGACCATCTGGACGAACTCCGTCATCGTCGGCCCTGGCATCGCGGCGGGCACCACGGTCACGTCCTACTCAAGCACGACCGTCACCCTCTCGGCCAACCTGACCGCTTCGGTGGCCTCGGGCGCGGAGTTCACCGTGGTCGGCCCCCAGAGCAACTCGGCCGCGTGGACGGGCTACAACGACTGGATTGAGAGCATCTCTATCCGCATGGGTCGCCAGCACTACCTCGACCGCATGGAAAGCGCCACGCTGGAACTGAACATCGACGACCGCACGGGTGCGTTCTCATCCCTCGGCACGACCATCACGCCCCGCGTGCCCATTCTCGTCACGGCGACGTACAACAACTACACCTACGCGGTGTTCAACGGCATCATCGAGAGCGTCGACACGCGCCTCCAAGACCAACTGAACTCCGACCTCATGATCCGAGCGACGGACAACCTCAAGTTTCTGGCGCTGAAATACGTCAACAACACGGCGTTCTACTCGACCTACGTCCCACAATACAACGCCTCGACGAACACCACGGGCGCTATCAACTGGTTCCGAATGAACTCCAACTCGTCGTTCAACGGCACCTTGCTGGACAACCTGACCTACAACGCCACCACGGCTCCGGCCTCGGGCGTCAACGGCTCGTCCATCGGCAACGTCCCCCTGAACCAGCCTGGCGTCTTGCTCTACGATAACACGACCTGCGCCGACCTCACGGGTGGCACCGGCACGACCAGTTCAACGCCCGCTGGCGCCCTTTCGCTGTTCAGCACTAGCACCTCGGTCTTTGCGATTGACTTCTGGCTCATGGGTGAGGGCGTGTACGGCCAACCAATCACGGCCAACCTCTCGCTCACGTCCAACAGTTCGGCACCCCTTGACTTGAGCGTCAACGCCCAGGGTAAGGTCGTGTGGAACATCAACGGAACGAGCCTGACGCACCCCACGCCCATCTCGGACGGCCTCTGGCACCACATCGCGGTTCGCAAGACCACCTCGACGACGCTCTACCTCTACGTCGACGGCATCTCGGTCAGCGCGACGGTGGCGGGAACGACCGGCTCTATGGGTCTCGCCGAGGGCACGTCAAACCTCTGGTTCGGCTACGACGGCGTAAACTACACCCTCTCGGCCTACATCGACGAAGTCGTGGGCTCGGATATTGGCGGTGAGTCCAACAACAACGCCATCCTCGACGGCCAAATCAAGGCTCGCTACCTCGCTGGCCGCTTGCTCCGCAAGGCGCAGAACTCGGGCGACCGCGTGGCTGAAATCCTCGTCGCTGCCGGTTTCGGATCGCTGTCCATCAGCAACGCCACCTTCCCCGCCTCGGTTGCGGTGAACCCGAACAACCTGTTCATCGACAGCTCGTGGTTCGGCGTCTCGGCCTACGCCTACACCCCGAACGCGGCGCTGAACGGCACCATCTGGGTTCAGGGCATGACCTCGCCGGTCACCAAGAACACTTGCCAAGACCTTATCCTCGGCATCACGGACACCGAGTGCGGGAACTTCCACCAGAGCCCTGCGGGTATGTTCATGTTCCGGTCGCGGGACTACCCCTACACGGTGGCAAACGCCACGACCAGCCAGGGCAAGTTGAGCGACACCTCAACGGCCGGTGCCACGAACTACGACCCGCGCAGTTTCGACTTCTCGCGTGACGACGTGGACACCTGGACAACGGTCATCGTCCAGCCCCAGAACGGCATTGAGCAGGTTTACAACACCGGCCTCGGCTACCTCTACGGCGACAGCACCTACACGAAGTCGGGCACGCAGAACAACGACCTTGTCAGCGCGAAGCAGACCGCGAACTACCTCGCGTACATCTTCCAAAGCCCCCTGCCCCGCGTGACGGCCGTGGAAATCCACTCCGAGAACTACAAGGGTGGCGGGACGAACGCGGCAATCTACCAGTCGCTCAATCGTTGCCTAGAAGACCGCGTCACGCTCTACTACACCCCGACCGGCGTGGCTTCGCCTGTCTGGTCGCCGACCGCCAGCCCGACGCGCAACTACTCGGACTTCCTCATCGAGGCCATCACGCACACCTTTGAGGCCGACCCTGGGCGCTGGACAACGAGTTTCACGCTCGACCCCTACCCGCTTCGCTTCGACCAGCAGAACGGCAAGACCGTCGCGCAGTTCGGATCTACGGGCGTCGTCGATAACAACTACGTTTTTCTCTAGGAGGGAAAATGCCAACAAACATCACGTCAGTCGCCGGATGGGTGACGCCCCAGACCGTCTCGACTGGTGACGCCATCAGTTCGACGGTGTGGAACAACCTCGTGGGCGACGTAGCCATGCTGTACGGCAAGCCGTGGTTCATGGCCTACTACACAACCGACGGCACAACCAGCCCCTTCTCGGCCAGCACCAACGCGCACGCGGGCACCTACAACTTCTTCAACACCGCCTCGACGGGTGGCACCATCAGCACCCTGCAGAACTCCCCGAGTTCCGGCCTCGGCGCGTTCAGCATTAGCGGCGGTGTCGTCTCGTTCTCGACCCCGCCTGCTACGCCGGTGCCTGGTCTCTACCGCATCACCGTTCAGGCCACGACCGCGTCCAACTCGACGGCCTTCCAGCGAGCCATCATCCGCACGCAGAACAGCAGTGGCACCATCCTGTCCTACCACCCTGGACAATGGTCGCAGTCCTCGAGTTCCGTTCTGCCAACCGTCACCGCCTCGGCCATCATTCCGGTCGGCTACGGCACCTGGGCGGCCTGTACGGGCTTCTACGTCACCGGAGGCACCACGTCGGGCACCCCGAACATTCTGGCGAACGACAGCGGTTCCTACGGCCCCTCGTCAACCCCGCCGGTCTACAACACCTTCGTCATGGTCGAGTACCTCGGCACCAGCACCGGAACCTTCTAAGGAGACATGAAATGACCGACCTGCGTCAGCAAATCGTGGCGGCCGCCCGCTACTTCCAAGCCCACCGGCACCAGTTCATTTACACCGAAGGCCCCCAGCGCATGAACTTTGAGCGCCTTCACGGCACCTCGTGGCCTATCACGACGGACTGCTCGGGCTTCGTGACCCTCTGCTACCTCGCGGCGGGTGCACCGGATCCGTCCGGCCTCGGCTACAACGGTCAGGGCTACACCGGCACCCTGCTCGGCAACCACGCGAACCAGCACATCCCCCTGAACCAAGTCCAGCCTGGCGACCTCGTGGTCTACGGCGGTGGCACCGGCGAGCACACGGCCATCGTGGTCGAGGTGCACGGCACCGACATCCTGACGGTCAGCAACGGCGACGCCAATGGCCCTATCTGGTGCTGGGTGAACAAGCCGGTCAACCCTCCGGCCAACGAGCTTACGATTACGACCTTTGACGGTCGCACCCCGCAGACCTTCCTTCGCTGCCAGACCTCGCAGAGCCGTCCGGCGTGGAACCTCGCATAGTGCCATGCTCGGTATCGCTCTCAACACGTCCAACTGGTGGGTGCAGTTCGCGGCCGGCATAGCCGTCGCGGGCGGTGGCGTCTGGGCAGTCTTACGCTTCCTCGGCCACCGTATCGCCACCATCGCGGCCGACAAGTCCGGCGTCAACGAAGTCAACCAGCGTCTCGACCGCATCGAGGCGCAGTACCGCACGAACGGCGGGGGCTCGCTGAAAGACGCCATCAACCGCATCGAGCGAGCGTTGGACGCGACCAGCGACGAGTTCCGCCTCATGCGTCGAGACTTGCAACGCTTAGAGATTGAGACCAGCCACATCAAGGGCTACCTAGAGGGCAAGAGCAATGAAGCGTGAGCAGATCAACGGCCGGAAGGTCTACCGCGACCCCATGACCGGCGACCTCCTGACGCGCTCGGACTGGATTTCGTGGCAGTTGCAGACCAACGTCATCCGGCGCTGGTGGTTCCTCATCCTGTTCACCCTCATCACCCTGACCTGCGTCCTGACGTTCAGCATCACCGTCATGGCGTGGTGGAACGTCCTCGCGTCGTACCTCGCCATTTTCGTCGAGGCCATCGTTGGCCGGTACATGGCCGGACAAACGCGTCGTGACGCGGCCGTGCTTCGTGAGATCCGCAAGATTGAGGTCGAAGACCACTCGCACCACCTTGAAGAAGAGCAACTAGAGGGCGACCTGCACCGCATGGTCAAGACGCTCTACGAGGCGCACCTTGCAAGCAACAACAAAATCAAGTAAACTAGGAGACTGTTATGGCATCCACCTCGCAATACGTATGGCCCCAGGAGGGTCTCGACTACCTCATGGGCGTTGTCCCGAAGGGTGGCTCGGCCCCCTCGACGCTCTACATGGGTCTTTTCACGACCGCGTGGAGCACCGTGCAGGGCTACGGCCTCGCCAACATCAACGTCACGCTGAACGGTGGAACCTACTCCGTGACCGAACTCTCGTCGGCCACCGGCTACACCACGCGCCCTAGCCTCGCCGCGGCGACGTGGGGAGCGCAGGCCGCTGGAACCGTGACCATCGGATCCAACACCATCAACGTCCGTCAGAGCACCTACGGCTCGGCCGTGACGATTACCAACTCGTCAGGTTCGACGTGGACTGGCGTCAACGGCATCTTCGTCGCGACCTCGGCCACCGTCGGTCAGGCGTCCGGTTCGGGTACGACCGTCCTGTGGTACGCGCCGTTCTCGGACAGCTCGACGGTCACGCTCGCCAACGGCGACAGCATCTCGGTCACGCCCGTCTGGCAGTCCGCACCGTACCCCGCGTAGTCGGGTAGCCGGTCATGGCTATCTCGGTTCGCGGCACGGCCTCGGGTAACAAGACCACCACGTCAACGTCGGCGACCAACCTCGCCCTCACCCTGTCCGCCGCGCCTCAGGCAGGGGACGTTGTCTTTCTCGCGATTACCGACAATCAAGGCGGAGCGGCGGTCACGCACCTCACCCTCGCGCCGGTCGTCTCGTCCTCGCCGTCAAACTTGCTTATGTCGCAACTTGACTACACCGGACTCATTAGCCGCTACACGATTACCTACGTTGTGCCTATCGTCTCGGGCAACACTCCGACCACGACGCTGACCATCAACTACCAGCCGTCCACGGCCACCTCGACCACGCTGGCGGCCGTTGCGGTGATTGTGACCGGCCTCGCCTCGGTTTCGTCCTACGGGAACACGTGGAACGGCCTTCGATCGGTTTACGGCTACGGCATTATTGAAGGCTCCTCATACGGTAACGGCGCGCTTGGAACGTCGTCCGTCCAAGACGGAACCGGCGGTGTTCCTGCTGGTGAAATCTGGCTTTCTCAGAGTTTTGGCGGCGGTGGAACGTCCTCTCCGATTCTGACGGAGTACGACAGCCCCACGCCCTTCGTTGCCGTTGCGACGGTTGCGTCCTACGGAGTTTCAAACTCGCTTCGCACCCTTAGCGGTGCCGTCACGGTCGACACCTCGGGCAACGTCACCACGTCCGGCCAGAGCACCGGAACGGTGGTCTACACGCCAACCGGCCTCTCGACCAACGGCTCTGCGGCGGTAGTCCACGCTCCAACCGGCAACATCATTGTCAAGTTCACGGGAACGGGAACGGGAACGCTTACTGGCTGTACGGTCACCAACGCTCCGTCCGTCTCCTACACCATTCCCTCGGGAACTTCTATCATCGGCAACGGCGTCGCGTTGCTTGCGAGTAGTTCGTCGACGAGTTCGGTCACGGGTGGCTGGTACACCGGCACGGGCTCGTCGGCTGGAGTCGTCCAAATCTCAACAACGGGTAGCGGCACTACGCCGTCCAACCTCTACATAATGGTTGGAACAGCCGCGAGTTCGGCACTCTCAACACCGGCCTACGTCTCGATTCGTGGCGCAGGGCCAGCGACAGGCACGGGCTACGCGTGTCTTTATACCTTCGTCCCGACCACGCGTACGCAGTCCAAGACCTCGCGAGCCGCGGCAGTCCTGACGGAGAAGGCCAGTAAGACGGTCAACCGTGTGAAAACGGCGGTTGCAACGCTCTCTCTCAGTTCCCGTGTCTCAAAGGTCGTGGGTCACGCTCGCAACGCCCTAGCGGTCGTTTTAGCCCCCTCTCAGGCCAGCAAGACCGCGTCCTACCTCCGCAGAGCCACGGCGACCATGTCGCGCTCGGCGCGGTCGCTGAAAATCGTCGCCTGGTACGTCATCTCGGCAGCCCTCGCGGTTCTCGCCGACTACGACATCAAGACGGTCAACCGTGTGAAAACGGCGGTTGCGACGCTCTCTCGCGCTTCCCGTGCCTCAAAGGTCGTGGGTCACGCTCGCAACGCCCTAGCGGTGGTTTTAGCTCCCTCTCAGGTCATCAAGGCGGCAACCTTCCGGCGCTCTGCAAAGGCATCGGCCACCAACGTCGCGGTCGTTTCAAAGGCCGTTGTCCGCAACAAGCGGGTCGTGGGAACGGCGGTCTACGCCATCAGTTCGTCGAAGTCTCGCACCTTCGTCCGGCGCGTCATCGCCACGGCGATTGCCAACGCGAAGGCCACCGCGGTCTACCAACGCTACGTCTCGCACCCTGGCACCGTGTCCAGCGACGTGCTCGCCCCGAGCGTGCGTGGATCCGTGAAGGTTGCGACGGTCTCGGCCGACGTGCTCGCCCCGAGCGTGCGTGCCAAGACCTTGACCGCGTCCGTATCTGCAACAACTGAAACCGCCTCGGTGAAAACTAAGGCCGAACCACTCGTCTAGGGAGACACTATGAGCACCGTCTACGAAGGCAGCACCATCCGCTTCTACACCAGCCAGCCGTTCACCAGCATCTCGGGCACGGTTGTCGACCCCGACGTGGTGACGTTCTCGTACCAAGTGCAAGGCCAGACGAAGCAGACCTACACCTACACCCACGGCACCGGCGACCCGACGAGCACCATCGTCAAGGACTCGACCGGCACCTACCACGCCGACATCGACACGACCGGCCAGCCTGGGCTCTGGGCGTGGCGCTGGGCTGGCGCACCGCAGTCCTCGGGTGGCGCGGACACGACCAAGACGAAGGTCGCGACCGAAGGCTCCGTGAACGTTAGTGGCGTGGGTATCCAATAGCCCTAGAGGATCTGCAGGTCGCCCCAGCCGCGGAGGCCTGCGTTGACCCCGACGTTCAGGGTGAGCATCCCAGCGGGTGAGCTCTGTCCGGTGGTACTCGTCCACCACTTGCTCCCGCCGTCCATCGCTGGCGCCTGAATAACCGTGCGCCCCGTGCTCTCGCTCATCATGAAGTGGTGGCCGTGACCCGCGAGCAGTATTTCCGCGTCAGCCACGCCGGTTCGCCCGAGCGCCTGACCCTTCCACCAGCCCTCAACCTTCGCCTGCGTTGACCCGCCAGTTCGGAACTGGTGGCCGTGCGCCAGCGCCAGAGGGATACCCCCGACCTTTAGCGTGGCCGTCAGGTCGTCGGGGTTGATTGCCCCGAGTGGCACCGTGACGTTCTCGTAGCGCGAAGGGTTGGCCGCCATAATCTCGGCGACCGTCTCAAAGCAGGACACGTCGCGGTTGTCGCTGAAATCGGTGAAGGCCTTGCCGTCCTTGCGGTTCTCGCCGTGGTTCCCTGGCACGCAGGGCGCGACCACCATGAACTGCGCGTCGACGAAGGCGTCGATCACGGTCAGAAGCAACCGCCTCGCCAGCCTGTCCTGCTCGCGCTGGTTCAGGTCGGTCTGCCATTCCTGCATCGCGTACCACCCCGAGCACCCCTCGACGATGTCCCCGAGACTGGCCAGAACCACGGTGTCGGTGCCTCGGCCTACCTTGCGAAGTTCCTTCGCCCTCGCGACGGCGCGGTCAAAGGCCCCGAGAATACGCTCGACGGTCGCCTCGGTGCCACCCCCCTCACCCTTGCCAAGTTGCCAGTCCGAGAGGGCGACCACGAAGGCCCGCCCGCCGTCGTGCGTTTCGACCGGCTTCGGCTTGCGCTTCTCGACCAACTTGCACAGCGCCTCTACGTCGGCGCGGTCAATGGTCGAAGTCCGCGCCTTGATACTGGCGCGGTAATACTTCATGCGGATTGTCTCGCCGTCGCGGGTGGTGTCCCACGCGCGGATCTGCAACGAGCCGTCCACGACCTCGGTGCGGAGTGGGTCAAGACCCCAGTCCTCGATGAGCACCTGCCACATGGCGGGGTCGGGCTCGCCGGACGAGAGGGTCGTAATAACGCCCTCCTGTCCGTTCCACGCGACACCAGGCTCCCAGCCGGTCGGGTGTTTCTGGACGTGGCGGGGCTTGCGAGCGAACTCGCTCAAGTCAGCGGCCACAGCAGCACTCCCCTACGCGGTGGAGCCGGACTGCGTCTCGGCTAACCTTGACGCCCCTGCCAAGCATCCAGTCGGCGATGGCCTGATTGGTAATGTCTTTCTCCGCACACGCCGCCGCGAACTTGAGTTTGTCCTCGGGGCCCAGTTCTTGACTTTTTCTAGCCGCGATACACGGCGTCGACTTCTTGACGCGAAACTCGGATAAATCTATTGGTGTAGTTCGTCCTGGCATGGCTCTCCTCTGTCCTGCGAAGTCTGCCACATGAACAAGTTTTGCGCAAGCATTCCACAACCTTTTCTCGGTAGGCTGGTTAGCCCTATGGCACAGATTATTTACTACTGCGAACTCTGCCGGACGACCGTCACCCTCTACCGCGGGGAAG